GCCGAGCTTGAGGCACAACTAGGGGTGGTTCAAGCCTAAAAGCACTAAGAAGGAAGGTGAGATATTAAAACTATATGGCAGCAGTCGGATCAGGAATAAGTGGGGTGACAAACCCCAACACGACAGGCACTCTGACTCAGGAGGTAAAAACCTATTACGAAAAGGTTTTCCTTGCGAGAGCGGAGTATGAGCTTGTTTTGAAGGAGGGCGCTCAGATGAGGACACACCCCGTGAATGAGGGACGAACAGTCAACTTCACTAGGTACACACCCCTCACTATCATTACCAGCCCTTTGGGGGAACTCTCAAACCCAGTAACATGTGCTATTACGGCATGTACTGTATCCATGACTCTTTCTGAGTATGGCTTAACAACCATTCACTCAAAGTTGCTAACTTTGGTATCCATTGATAGCAGCATGAAAGAAAAGGTGGAACTTGTGGGTCAAAACATGGGAGAAACTCTCAATCGTTTGGTTAGAGCAGAACTTCAAAACGGCACAGCTTTCTACGGCAACAACCACGACGTGGCAACATTTACTGCGGGCGACACGCTAGATGCTTGTGATATAAGGCTTATGACCAAAGCTCTCGAAATTGCTAAGGCGAGACCTTACAAGGACGGGATGTATATTGGTAAGACAGATCCTATCAGCAAGTACAATCTAATCGGTGATTCCACGTGGGTAAATGCGAAAACGTACTCCGATGTAAAGGATCTTTACAGGGGGGAGATGGGAGAGCTTTACCAAGTTAGGTGGCTTCTAAACAAAGACGTTTCCTCTGGAACTGAGGCAGCATCTACAGCATCTTCGGGTGTTACTAGATACTACACCTACGTTCACGGAGACAACTCGTTTGGTTGCTACGATCTATCGCAAGATAAACCGAAACTGTATATTCTTCCGAATCAGGTGGATTCAAACTCACCTGCCGGTAGAGTATCATATGTTTCGTGGGCAGGTTCTTACGCAGTTAAATTACTCAACAGTGATTGGGTACAGGCCGCGAGATTTGCTCTTGTTTAACCTTGGGTAGTACTGAGTAGTGGTTGGGGGAGGCACACCCTAATGTGCTTCTCCCACCACGGAGGGAAGGAACAGTGTATGACAGAGATAATTTTTAGAAAAAACAACGATAATAGGTCCGCTGACCGGGATCTTATAGAGAAGGGTCTTAGAAGCGGGGATCCCAACGTTGTAAGACAGGCCGACCTTGCTCGTGGTAGGTTGAACAAGGAAAGTGCTGCTGTGCGGAGCATGCGTGAGGCGCTTGTCAAAGCACATCGTGATAACAATAAAGACGAGATAGCCGATATCCATGATTTCGTGGAAAGACACGACAGGTATCGAAATGAGTACTAAGTTTGAAGGTCTTGATGGTTATTTAGAAAGGTGCTATACTAGCATTGCAGTAGGATTTGTTAGGTATGCAGTATATAACGGGCGCAAACTCTTTTATAGGACGACATCTGGTTGCTAGACTAGACGCTGTTGTAACAATTCCCCACGAAAACATAGATAAAGTTCATTTTTCAGATGCCGAAAAGGTGTTTTTTCTCTCTGCCTACGGAAATATGTATTGGCATACTGAGGACGATAAAATAATTAAAGCCAATGTTAGCGATTTAATTACCGTACTTAATTGGATCGATTGGAAAAAGATTAAGTCCTTTGTGTATTTGTCTACATCCTCGGTTAAACGTAGGGTTCAGACAACATATTCTAGGACAAAAAAAGCCTCTGAGGAGATACTTCTATCTTTTATGGAGAAATACAATGCTCCGATAAGCATAGTTCGACCGCTATCGGTCACGGGCGTTGGGGAGCAGAAGGAGCACCTTATCCCAACCCTTATTAGGTCTTGTCTTACGGGCGAGGAGATGGATTTTGTACCCGAACCTAGACATGACTGGATTGATGTAGAGGATTTAGTAAACGGCATAATGATGCTATCAAACAAAGGCATTCGGGGTATTTTCGAGCTGGGAACGGGGACAAGCTACAGCAACCAGGAAGTTAGATTGTTGGTTGAGAAAACAACAGGAAAGAAAGCGAATACGCACGAGGTTAAAAGTTTGCGGGATTATGATGATGTTGAATGGATATCGGATAATTTCAAAGCAAGGGGTTATGGATGGCTTCCTAATAAATCGCTAGAGATTTCAATAGAGGAAATGGTAAATGCCGTTAAATAAACTAGAACGCAGGTGTATTGAAATATCCCAGAAACTAGGCCTAACTCATTTGAGTAGTGTTTTGACCTCGGTAGGCATTATAGACAAACTATTTTTGGTTAAGAAACCACAAGATAAGTTCGTGCTGTCCAACGGGCACGCTTTTCTGGCCTTGGCGGTGATCCTTGAGAAGAGCGGTATCGCAAACGCGGAAGAACTCGTGAAAAGGCATGGAACACACCCAAACAGGGATGTAGATAACCAAATATGGGTATCTACTGGCAGTCTAGGACACGGGTTGCCAATAGCGGTAGGAATGGCGTTGGCGCAACCTCAGATAGATGTCTATGTATTGGTTTCCGATGGGGAAATGGCCGAGGGGAGTTGTTGGGAGGCGCTACGTATAGCGGGGGAACTGCGTTTGGAGAACCTAAAGATTGTCTGTAATGCTAACGGATATTCTGCGCTCGGCAAAGTGGATGTAGATGCGTTAGATACAAGGATGCAGATGTTTTACCCAAGCTTAGTAATAAGAACCAATCTTTTTAAATACCCCGGGTGGTTACAGGGGGTGTCTGCGCACTACCTATCTCCCACAAACGAGCAATACAAGGAGTTATTAAATGATTAAACCACTACACGATTACGTCGTCTTGCACATTGAGGGGGGTTTGGAAAGCTCCGCGGGTGAGATTATTCTGATCGATTCCGCGAAGGATTTTAAGTACGGTACCGCCCTAGCAGTAAACAATGGCTCGGATTTAAAGGTAAATAAGATGTATTTAATCAGGAAACACGCGGGGTTTGAGACCGGAGATAAAGATATAATTATTGTGGCGGAAGAAGATGTTTTATGTGAGGTAAAGAAATGAAAGAAAAAGAGATGGAAGGTTGGCACCAATCGCAACGAGGTTACTTCGCAGGAGCTTTGTTCAGCGAAATGTTAAAGGATAGTAGTATTTATCTATTGACGGGGGATTTGGGATACGGCATGTTCGATAAAATACAGAACATGTTCCCGGGTAGATTCATAAACTGTGGAGCTGCCGAGCAGGCGATGTTAGATATTGCCGTAGGATTAGCACAGGAGGGCAAGAAGCCTTTTGTGTATACGATAACCAGTTTTTTTCTGCGTGCCGCTGAAACCATATCGTTGTACTTGGCTCACGAGAACATCGCAGTAAGGCTTGTAGGCTCTGGGGTAGGCGACAACTACAGGCATGATGGATATAGTCACGATGGAACTAAGGCACAGGAGTTTATACACTCGTGCCAATTGATGGAACATTACCCGACATCTAAGGAACAAATACCGACAATGGTTAAGTACATGGTGGAACACGATGAGGCAAGTTTTATAGGGTTGATAAGGTAGTTGTAACATGGTTGGGACTGTGATAATATAAACACATGCCGTTTACTAAGGGACACCCGCAATATAATACAGGTAAAACGCACTTTAAGAAGGGACACGTTGCATGGAATACTGGCAAGAAAACAGGGATAGTTCCTAGTACTGCTTTCAAGAAAGGTGCTAAGCCGTGGAATACAGGACTAAAGGGAATCCACCAGTCTCCGGATACCGAATTTAAAGCCGGACATACCCCACACAATTGGAAAGGGGATTTAGTTGGCTACGATGCTCTTCACGATTGGGTTAGAAGTAAACTAGGAAGTGCGGATAGATGCGCAAGAGGGGACGACCACAAACCCCCGTTTGAGTGGTCTAATATAAGTTATGAGTATAAACGTGACTTAGATGATTGGGAATCTTTATGTCATAAATGCCACCTACAAAAGGACAAGGAATCTAATTGGGGTGTGATAAGTAAAATATTTCCCAATAATAGAAAGAGATAGCTATGTTAGGCGCACTATACTACCCGAAGGGTACAAAAAAGAGTCCTATAAAGTTTGATAGTCTATATATTCCGTGGATATATAAAGAAATATACTTTGATAGTATCTACGCCGATGTTCTAAACCAGAAAAAGGATATGGTTATAATCGATGTCGGGGCAAATATAGGTGTTGTAACGCAGTTTATGAGGGATTATGCTAAAAAGGTTTATGCTATCGAGCCCTCGTCTATGCATTTTGAGGCGCTTAGGAAAAACAAAGAGTTCAACAGGTGGGATAATGTGGAGGTTTTTAATTTGGCCTTATCCGATAGCGATGGAGACGCCACGATAAACTTCCTACCCAACAACCTTACGTGCAATTCTATCACCAACGATTACGGCCAGGGTGGGGAAAGGGTAAAAACAATGTCGTTTGATACCTTTATGGCGCAGAACGGAATCGGTGAGGTGGATTTCGTAAAGTTTGATGTAGAGGGGGCAGAGGACAAAATTCTAAGATCCGAGGGATTTATCAAAATAGCTCCAAAGATTAAGGCGATTGAAGTAGAGTTTCATTACCCCACGTGGCAACTTCTTGTTGAACACATGCTTAGGCTGGGTTTTCAGGCAAGACGTTATGAATGTTCAGCAATAGTGGTTTTATTTACCAGATGATTATTCATTTAGACACGACCAGGTATATTTGGGAGGTTCTGGAAAATGGAGAGTATTCTCCTGTATTTGATAACCTTGTGGTTATGGATTTAGGTTGTAATATAGGGGCGTTTTCCCTATGGGTCTATCCCAGAGCCAGCACGATACACGCAGTCGATAAAGATACGCGTAGCCTAGATTTATTTAGACAAACTATAAAAGACAATAAACTTAACAAAGTTCGGTTATATGAAGAGCGTGTTTTAAACCTCGGCGAATTTATGTCGGGACACGTGATACCTGTGCTGGATTTATTGAAAATCGACATAGAGGGTGATGAGGTGGAACTATTCAATAGTGCGTTTCCTAAAACCTTGGTCAGAACTATTGTTGGTGAGTACCACGATAGGCCAGTTAAGAATATTTTGGAAAACTTAGGATACCGATATTTTGAGTATCCGAACCAACATTTTGTGGCGAGGATTTAATCTATGCAAAGAAAATGCGCATTTACAGTAGCAGACGACAGATATTTCTACCCCGTCGGGACGCACATTTTTATTAACTCTTTTGTCCGGTTTCATCCCGACATTGATTTGATAGTCTTTCGGCAGGATGTCGTAGATAAGTTGTTCGCTGAGAAAAATATCAATTTTTATCAAGCCAAGCCGTTTTTGGCGGAACTTTTGGTCGATAAGTATGATTTAATCGTAAACATAGACGCCGATACGCTAGTTTGTGGACGCCTAACCGAGGTGTTTGACAACACAGATTATGATGTGGGTGCTGTATGGAACTACAACGATTATGAGAACGCTAGTTTTGAAAACATTACCGAGGAGATGTATCTACAGGCGGGTATGGTTGCCTCAACGCACCCAGATTTCTGGAAAGCATGGCAAAAGATAAATCGAAAAGCAATGAAGTACCTACGCAAGGAAAACGATACTCTAAATTTGTTGATTTATAATGATTCAAAAATATCTAAGTTGAAATTGAAGGTATTTGACAAGGAAAAGGATTACTACGGTTGTAAGTCTTTGGGTCGGGAACCTCTGTTTTATATAGAGGATGACAAGCTGATGTGCAAGAACGAGCAGGTGTTTGCCTACCACTTTGCTAGGGGAAATGTTTTTCCTAAACTAGATTTCGATAACATGCCACTTACCGACGAGGTTAGAGTGTGGGCAAAGAAAATTGCTTTTGGTGGTAATAGTATTGCTGTAAGGAGGATTTAAAATGAAACCATACGTACTTGTTTCCCCTCCCTATGACCCTGTTAGTGGGGGGATAAAAGTAATGTTTGGTCTTTATGGGCACCTTCTGGCTAGGGGGGTGGAAGTATATATGAACCAATATCCGGCAGGTGATGTGGTTGCGGTATACCCCGAGATAGTAGCAGACAATCCCGTCGGGGCAGGTACGGTGGTGAGATATATATTGAATAAACTAGGTGTCATGTCCAGCGGACAGGGGGGGGGATTAAAGGAAATTGATCCGAACGAGCATAATTACTACTTTTCAAGACTGTTCGGGGATACTAATGACGATCATTACATGTTCTTACCTGTGATAAACACGAACATATTTAAAGACCAACACAGGGCCCGCGATAAGAGGGCGGTGTTTGTGGGAAAGGGCGAGGATTTAGGTTTACACAAGCCCGGGGCGATTATTGTCGATCGTTCTTTAGCACGGAATCAGGGGGGGCTGGCAGATCTGCTAAACGAGTGCCAAGTAATGTACTGTTACGACCCTGTTTCGGCAATGACGGAGGTTGCTAGGTTGTGCGGATGTCGTGTGGTCATGTTTAACAAAACCTACTCGAAGGAGGATTACACCAATAAGTATGAGCCTGGGTCTGACGGCATGAGTTTTGGTGCGGACCCGGGCGAGATATTCAACGTGGGTGCCTTCAGGCGACACTACATTGGCTTGAGAGAGATTTTCGATAAGAAGTTGGATAAGTTCCTGGAGGATACGCAGAGATGAAAACTATACGTATTTTTGCACTGCCGTCCCATCAATCTTTGGAACGTACGTCCGGGGTAGATTTTGCGCGGATAATACAGCCGGCAAGGCACTTAAACGGTTACAAGGATGTTGATACCAAGTTTGTAGTACATGTATACGATCCCAGAAAACACAAGACACTGGACTGGTTAGATGTAGCTTCAAAGCACGATATTATATTTTTTAACTATACGGCGATGTCGTGGGAATTTGCCAAAATGGGGCTTATGGCAAGGAAGTTTAACAGACTTTTGATAATGGATGTGGATGATCTTATCTGGGGAATACTGCCAGATAACCCAGTTTATGAGGCGTTCAAAAAAGGTTCGGAGAATCTACACAACTTTACTGCAATATGCAACGAGGTAGATTACATAACTACTACCAACAAGTATTTGAGAAACGCTATTTCGCACAATACCGATAAATCCGTTTCCGAGATAGTGGTGTTCCCGAATTATATAGATTTGGATAATCTGTACACACACAGGTCACCTTTTAAAGATACGGCTGACATACGCCTTGTGCATTTCGGCAGCACGTCCCACTTTATCGACCTGCAAAGCGAGGAGTTTGCGAGGGGAATAGATATGATTATGAAAGAGTATCCCAACGTTACTCTAAAAACTGTGGGTGCCTTGATTCCCAAATATAAATACAGGTGGGGGCAACGATATGAGAATAGCTACGGACATCAGGATTTGTACAAATGGGTTGGGGAAAGAATGCCGGGTTTCATGGATGAGGCAGATATTATAGTAACACCCCTAGACGACAACATCTACAATAGATGTAAATCATCCATTAAATACCTTGAGGCGAGTAGTGCCGTAAAACCGGGGGTGTGGAGTAACATACGTCAGTACAACGAGGCGGTCAATCACGGAACCAATGGGTTTTTGGCTACCACCGCAAGCGGTTGGTACGAAAGTATTAAAAAGCTCATAGAAGATAAAAAGCTCAGGAAAAGTATGGCAGAGAACGCTTTCGAGACGGTTGAGAACACACATCAGATGAAAGACAACATTAAACTTTATGCAGATTTTTTCAAATCGGTTCTTTCTTGATTTATTTATATCTAGGTGTATAATATAGGTGTCTTTCGGTTGCCAAGAGCAACACGCAGACCTTGAAACCTTTGGGGTGGAGAGGTCTTTTTTTATTTAAAAAGGAGGTACGTTATATATGGCAATAGGATTTGGAAGTTGGAGGGGTCTCCCGGAGTTAAGTATAACCGAGTTCTTCGGTGGCAAAAAGGGTTCTGTACAAACAGCACGAAAATACCCAATAAATAGGACTACGGCCAATCAAATAGCCACGCAGGCAGTCAGTCCTTACAATACTACTGGTAGTAACCTGTTATCTCGATCGAATACTCCAAGTACGAGCGTGACTACAGGTGGTGGCGTTCCGAGAAACACCACACCTAACGTAATGCCCAGAGAAACAGATCGTTCTACACCCGAGAGTATAGACGAGAGCGCAAGACGTTTAAGAGGAGATATATCCTCTGGGTGGGACAATTACGTGCGTAGTTTAGACTCCCAACTGTCCGGACTTTCTGGACAGAGGTTAGCACAGGAGAGTATGGCCAACAGTCAATATCAACAGGGTTTAGGATCGTTAAATTTGCAGAGGGAGCAAGGACTCCAAAGCCTCGGTCAAAACAGGACTTCGGCAGAGCAAAACCAGACTCGAAGTTTACGCGATGTTTCAGAAAACATACGAAACGCTTTTATGGCGGGAAACATATTTTTAGGATCCCGCGGTGCGGGAGACAGTTCGGCCGCAGACCAGTATTCTTACGCATTAAATAAAATGGGTACCCAACAAAGGTCGGGAGTGATGAATGAAACAGCAAACATCCTTGCTGATATAAACGCAAGAGAAACAAATCTGAATAATATTTACAACACAGAGGTTAATAATCTATCAGAGGCGAAAAACCAACAGGTACAACAGATTGCGATGTGGTTTAATGACGCGCAAAACCAACTAGCCTCCTTGAAAAGTCAGGGTCAGTTGGGAAAGTCACAAGACCTGCAGGCACTGTCTAAAAGTCTGTTAGACCAGGCCATCCAGAGTCTGAACGATATTAATCAACAGGCTGTAACCAAAAAACAGGCATTGGATACATGGGCTATGCGTGTATCCGATAATATATCTACGCTAAAATCTACCATGCAGCAAGTCTCCGAGATAAGCCCCAACCTACCACAGGCGACAGACATCTTTGGTCAACCGGTCGTGGCACAAGGCAATAGAAATGCTTATGCATACAACTATGGTGGAGAAGATGAGAGAGATAGAAACAACTTGTTTGGTTGATAACGGAAGGTTTTCATAAAAGATGCCTTCTTTAAAAGATCTCTCTAAAAAGATAAGGGATTACTTCAACCCCGAGGCAAACCAGGGAGATAATTTCTGGGGTAACGATAACCCATTCATCAGGGGTTTGGTGAAAACGCAACAGTTGCCCGCGAGTATGCGCGAGGGTGTGCGCACCATACTAAACAAGCCAATACAGCAGGTAAAAACCGCTGTTAATCCCTATCGGGGTAATTCCCTTGCCAACAAAGTAGTTACATCTAAACCCTTTCAAGCTATAGGTACAGTACAAAACAATATCCAAGACTTTTGGAATAACAAACGCGACCTTTCAAGCGAGGTTGATTTCCTTTCAGACACATTAAGCAGAAGCAAAGCACCGAAGACATTAAAGGCGATCGGTAATCTTGGTTTAGGAGAACTGCGAACAGGTGCTATAGCGCTATCCGGTGGAAGGGATACTGCAAAAGGTAGTTTCAAGTTAGGTCAGAACGCAATGCTTAAAAAATATACGACTACTCCCCAACAGAAAGAGTATTTGAATCAACAAATGTTTAAGGGTGGTCTTGAAATGGGTGGGGGTTTGTTACAGGGGGCATATGCGCAGTTTAGGCAAGGACTTGGGAAAAAAAGCGGGGTTGTAGTACCCAGAATGTTTAATAGGGTAACAACTTTAGCAGAAAACTCGGCGTTTGAGACGCTCAAAAACATAAAAGAGGGTAAACCCATACCCAACCTTGATTTTAGGGGGTACGCAAAAGACCTATTCATATCAGATGCGCTGGGTATAAGGGAATCACACCCATTACTTGGTCTGGCGCTAGACCTTGTTACCAACGTAGCTTTAAGTAGGGGAGAGGAGCGGGTATATAAGGCACTATCAAATCCAAGACACCGACAGGCGATTGTTAAGGCTATCCAGAGTGGGGATAAAGAAGCACTCGCTAAAGCAATCAAGAACCTTGAAGTTTATGTTAAAGACTTCGGTAAGTATGCCGAGAGTGCAGCTAAAGACCAAAGGGGATTTGCAAATCTAAATGCGGATATAAATATAAAGCCGGATGTTAATCAGACCCCCCGTGTAACTTCCAAAGGCCAAACCCCGGCGTTAGAGCAAAAGCCATTGAAAGTAGCCAACCAAAACCTCCCCACGCAGCCGCAAGGAGAACTACCAAAGCAAGTATTAGAAGCACCCACTTCTCAAAAGAGTTCGGTTCCCGACCTTCCATATGGCGACAGTATAGCACAGGAGGGCCTAAAAGGCACAAAAACACTGTTCGGAAACGAACCTATAAAAACTGACGCCGTGTCCTCAGAATTAGATAGTGTCGGTAAGGCAAAACTGGCTCAAAGAGCCAAACTAGATGCCGAAAGAGCCGCTAAAGACGATTATAACAGGTGGTACAAATCACAAAGAGAGTCCGGGCAGATAAAAACCACAGGCGAGCAGTTAGATATTATTGGAAAAGGCATTGAGGGTAACACAAAAGGTGTTGGTGCAAAGAACATAGAGGAGCTAAAAGATATTGGGAACATCGCTAAGGGATTTGACACAGTAAAACGTAATTTCAAGGCAGTTTTCGACAAAAGGTACGGGGAGGTAGAAAAAGAGGTCATAGAGCCGTTCTATAGAGGAAAAGACTTGATGACAAGAGAACTAGAGTCTTGGAGCAAGTCGTTGAAAAGCTTAGGAATACAAAAAGGTAGCAAAATATCAGCGATGGTTCAGTTATTTGGAGAAAAGAAAGTATCCTACGAAGGACTAATAAACAAGTTTGGAAAAGGTACTGCGGATAAGATTGTTGGTGCGGATAAGTTCTTTAGAAATGCTTACAACACACTTATAGATGATGTAAACAAGTCTAGGGCAAAGATATATCCCAACAACCCCGAAAAGATTATCCCTAAACGAGCTGACTACTATAGGCATTTCAAGGAAATGCAGGAAGGTGTTGCAGGGCTTAAAAATATCTTCGAGTCTCCTTCGGGGGTTCAATCTACGCTTGCGGGTATATCGGCAGATACAAAACCAAAGTCTAAGTGGTTATCGTTTGCACAACGCAGGGGGGGCGATAAAACAACATACGATGCAGTGGGTGGGTTTATAGATTATGTTCAAAAGGCCATGTACGCCAAACACATAGACCCAAACATAGAAAACTTTAGAAATCTATCTAGCGAGTTAGAACAAGCCACACTAGACGGTGTAAATAAGGGCAAGCTTAACAATTTTATCGAATACTTAAACGATTTCGCCAACGACTTATCAGGAAAAACAGGACCTATAGATAGAGCATTTCAAAAATATATACCGGGTGGAAGGAAGGCAATGCGCGCACTTAACTGGTTAAACAACAGGATTAAGGCAAATGTAATTCTAATGAATGCATCATCTTCTGTAGCTCAGTTATTTAATATACCCCAAGGTATAGCAAACGCCGGACCAAAAAATGCTATAAAAGGACTCGGAGGCACTCTAGCAGATATATTTTCAAATAAAACTCCTATAAACAAGTCAAGGTTTGTAAGAGAAAGATATTCGGACCCGTTCTCAGGTTTCAATACGGGGTTAATCGATAATGCCCGTGATATGGCTAAATGGTTAGTAACTATTGGAGATGAAATAGGAACCAAATTTATATGGAATTCACACTATGCAAAGGCTTTAGCAGAAAATGCTCCCAACGCAATTAAATATGCTGATGATGCCACAGAATCAATGGTGGCGGGTAGGGGAATAGGAGAGGTCCCCATATTACAAAAGGATAGGGTGTTTCAGCTTGTAGCACCTTTTCAGCTTGAGGTGGGAAATCTATGGTATGTAATGAAGGGTTGGGTTGATGAAAAACAATTCCAAAAATTAGCAACTTTTGCCGTAGCGTCTTACTTTATGAACCGCGCAGCAAAAGAAATTCGTGGCTCCGATGTTAGTTTTGACCCCATAAATGCTCTTGTGGAGGGGTTACAAGCATACGGAGCAGAAGAAGATAAAAAAATAGGAGCATTAAAGCTGGCAGGAAGGCAAGCTGGGGAAGTGTTATCTAATGTTCCAGGAGGACAGTCTGTTGCCGCGCTGTACCCCGAATATGGTGCTACTGTGGGGGATACCAAGCTCCCTACAAGAAAAGACTTGTTTGGTGAAGGCGACCCGACTAGGTACGGAAGTGGTTTATTGGTGGCAAAAGGTTTGCAGGATCCGCTTGCCAAAATTGTACCCCCGTTCGGTGGACAACAAATTAAACGAACCATAGAAGGTCTTACCGCGGTTCACGAGGGGGAATCAAAAACTAAAGGTGGCGATACACAATACTTAATCGATAAGAGTCTAAAGAACTATGCCCAAGCCGGTGTATTTGGTAAGTACTCAGTCCCCGAAGCGCAAGAGTACTTCAAGGGTAACAAGCGCCCTTTAAGCGAGAAGCAATCCGAGGTAGTTAGGGGTTCTTCCGACAAGGAGTCTACCTATAACGAGATAATGGAAACAAGGGTTAAAAATGCAGAAGAAACAAAGGTACGCGAGGCTGTAAGGGAGGGTGGTCAGGCACAAAACACGGGTGAAAAATATATTTACTACGACAATAGCAGTGGTGAGGTCAAATCCATAAACCTAAATCCCGACCTAACCCCACCCAAACTTACAGGAATTACTGAGCTAGACAGGAAAGCCAAATCTCAATATAACGGGAAGATAACCAAGCGCGCAAACGATGTTTATAAACTTTACGAACTCGGACAGGTGACGGAAGAACAAGCCGGAAAAGAATTAGCTAAACTAGCCAAAATGAAACTTGTGTCGGGGAAGAAAAGCGTCAAGATATCTATGGGCAAGGTTAAAAGACGTATCAGCAATATTAAAATAAACAAAGCCAGAAAGATAAGGTCTATAAAATTCAGAAAACCGAAGTCAGCTGTGATAAAGACGCGCGGTGTTAAAAAATCACTGGGGTTTAAGGTCAAAAAGTACGCACAGCCCAAACCTGTTAAATTTATTAATACGTTGGCGGGTGGTTTGACAAAGCTTGTTTAAAAATATATAATTTACTTAATCTTTACCTACAAGGATGGTAGGTCGGACGGGCACAAGGCTCGTCTTTTTTTATGGCAAAAATCATTGATACCGTCTCTGACGCAATTACATATATAAACAGTCTTTATGAATCTGACTCATCGGCACCATCATCCGGAGATGAGGATTTTACTGTTTGGTTGTCACTCTTGAATGTTGCCGTCAATATCTGGGAAAACGAGGAGGGTGTGTTGTGGAAGGAGTTGTTTGTTAAGTTGGCCGATGCTGCGACGGGGGATAAAACTACGTCCGCGGAAGATACGTCTTATGCGTGCCCAACAGATTTTAAGTTTCCTGCTAGTGGTTATGTGTGGCTGGGTTCTGGGACGAATAAAGTCGCATATAAGGTAATATCCCAAGAAAAGGCACAGACTTTGGAGAATGATACATCCCACTGGTGCTATTTCCTCCTAGACGGTTCGCCAACTCTGGAATTTAATCCGAATCTTTCTAGCACTTTTCCCGCAAATTACACTATTTCCTATAATTACTACAAGAACGCTACCAAACTAACCGCGGGGGCATCCGTGTTTGAGATGGCCGACCCCATGTTCGCAGTTTATTATGTTCTATCAGAGCTTAAAAAAGACGAGGGGGATACATCTGCCCTTGGAATAGCTACGCAGAAACTAGAGGGCATGCGAACGCGGAACGTCGCTCCCGCATGGTTGCAGGACAGTACAGAATTTAGTCCCGCAGATGACGGGTTTGGTGTTTAAATGCGTTTTACAGGTCGTGGAAACGGCGGACAAAAAGAAATAACCATCGGAATCGATGATTTTTCCGGGGGTAACTCCTCTTTGGTGCAGGAGGCGCGAATGAGTCCGAAATTTGCGGTTCAAAGCACCAACCTCATGCAGGTACAGGACGGTTTGTGGAAAACACGCTGGGGTAGAAATTACTACGGTGCATCCCACCCCGCAACAATCGATGGTGCGGCCGAGTATGTGAAATCCGACGGAACCACGGAACTAATTACTATCAGTAACGGCACTGCTTATAAATCTACTGATGGGGGGACTCTCACCGCAATAACGGGCGCAAGTTTTACCGCAGGAATACAGTGTTACTTCATGCAAATCGCCGGATATTTGTATATTGCCAACGGAACGGACTCACTGACCAGGTATGATGGGTCGGTTTTAACCACGTACACAGAAATATCAGCCCCAACCAATCTGACAGCATCTCGGGTCGCCTCGGGGCTTACTAGCGGTATTTATACATATTACGCTCAGGTTACTGCGCTTAACAGCGTGGGTGAAACTGTGGGATCTACCGAAGCCTCGATCACGGTCAATAAGACCAGAGATAGTTGGGTCGCGGGAACGGATAAATTAACATGGTCTTGGACGGCGTCATCTGGCGCTACCCGATATCAGATATATCTCTCAGATCAATCCGGTTATGAGGTACTCCTAGGGAACAGCGATGTAACAAACTTTACCGATGACGGCACAAACGACCTGAATGTTTATATAGAGGTTCCTGATGCCAATACTACCGGAGCACCAAAATTTATCTCCATGGTTCTGTCGGGTAATAGAGTTTGGGCAACCAACAACACAGCGGACATGTACAAGGTATATTTCTCGGGGACGGGTTCTTTTATTGGAAACTTCTCTGATTTTTATGGCGGCGGTTGGATTAATCTGGAAAAGGGTGGGCGCGAGATTCCTGTTGCAGTAAAACACTACCAGAGTGGTACCGGTGAGGGTAGAGCCACGGTTTTATCGAGAACTCCCGACGGCAGGGGAGCCGTCTGGCAGATAACCATCACAAGTGCTACTGTTGGGAGTACATCTTTTTCGGTGCCGTCCGCAACAAAGGTGGTGGGGTCGTTTGGTACTGAGTCAGCACTGGGGGTTGTTGCTACCCCGAATAATCTAGCCTTCCCAAACAGGAAGGGTTGGTTTGATTTAGGTAGCGAAAAGAATTATTACGGTATCCTGCGAACAAATGAAAAGTCTCAAAACATTCGTCCCTACTGGAGGAGCTTGTCTGGAGCTAAAATGAACACTGTTTGTTCGTATTATTACGATGCTAAGGTTTTTATATCGGTTCCCACATCGAGTTCAGGGAATGACCGGGTTATCGTGTGGGACGACGAAAGAGCAAACTGGTCGGTTGATTGGTCGTTTGGTGTTAAACAGTTCCTTGAATATACTACAGTATCGAAGGATACGAAGTTTTTGTGTATTCCCACGACCGGAACTCGATTGGTAGAGATCTCAGAAAACATACTTAACGATTTTGGAGCTGCTTTTACACAAACATATTTATCTCCGCTTATCCCGGTGTCCAAGGTAAAAACCGATATTTTGAATCTAAAAGAGACTGTTCTGGAGCTTGGAAACCCGCGCGGAGCTATAAACTTTCAAGTATTGGGAATTGGCAAGTCCAACAGTTTCAGTACAATCGCTACAGCGACCATAACCGATTTTGGATCTAACACAGGTATTGGTACCGATTTATTTGGTGAGAATCATTTCTCTGAAACGCAGACAAACACTTCGGGGGGGGCGGGGAGTTGGGCAATAATTCTTGTGGACGCACCATCGACATTTACACAGGCCACAACTAAAAAGGCTATCAGAAAAAGAGCTAAGGTGTACAACATTCAGTACAAGGTTTCTTCCAGCACGGCGGACACGGATTTTACCATACTATCTCTTCAATCTAAGGGCACTTTGGTTAGACGTAGACTGCCATCTAGTTGGACGTAAAATTGACAATTATGTACGGAGGTTATAAAATTACAATATCTTTGCTAACATGAGCGGTTAGACAGACCAAGAACCTTGGGGTGATTGGTCTTTTTTTTGTTTACTATGCCTAAGGGAATTTATAAAAGAACGCCGCAAGGGTTGAGGAACCTAAGTATCGCACAGAAAGCAGTTGGAAGAACATCTGTACCCGAAGGGTGTAAGAACACCGGGAGAACAAGGTTTAAGAAAGGCGATAATATCGGCAATAAGAGTGCGTTGGGACACATACCGTGGAATAAAGGAAAGCGCATGTCCGAGGAAACAAAAAGGAAACTTAGCCAAAGTTTGAGGGGAAAGTTAGCGGGGGAAAAGAATCCGGCGCGGAGGGGCGGGATACAATCTAAAGACAGGCTCGAAAGGGTTAGGTTTCAGAGAACTATACAAAGAGGGGTGTTCGAACGAGACGACTACACATGCCAGATGTGCGGGGCGCGAGGTGTTGATTTGCAAGTCGATCATATTCAGTCTTGGTCGGAATATGTCGAGTTACGATTCAATATGGACAACTGTAGAACATTGTGCGCTAAGTGCCACTATGGAATTACTTTTGGTAGACCCGTGCCGTCGGGCGTTAGGGGCTGGGGTCATAATAAATTAAACGCGGAAAAGAGGATAGTAAAATAGCTGCAAGCTCAACGGATTTATTTAAAAAAGGAGCTAGGAAATGGGTTGGACAGATAGGCTCGGGAGGGGTCTCGGACGCAGTAGTTACTACCATCCCACTCTCCTCGGCTACAGGGCTTCCCACCGACACCGCAGTGGTTGCAGTAATCGACCGTGTGGATTCTGCGGGAACTAAAACTCCGTCACTTGAGGAAACTGTTGTGGGTGTAGTTAGTGGTTCTAACCTCGTGACTGCCACACGCGGCGCAGAGGGAACCGCGCAGGCACATTTAGCAGGCGCTGTGGTCGAAATACTGATAACTAACGTTGGGTGGAATGATCTGATAGATGGGTTACTTGTCGCGCACAATCAAGATGGAACGCATAAATCCGGCTCTGTATTAACACTTCCTCAAATTAACGATACTTCCTCGGATCATCAATACATACTTTCTGTCTGCGAACTTGCCGCTGATAGAACAGTAGCGTTACCACTTTTGACAGGAAATGACGAATTTGTATTTAAAGACCACACACAAACATTTACCAACAAACGTATATCCAAACGTGTTGTGGTAACTACCCAAAGTGCCACACCTACTATAAATACAGACAGCGGGGATATTTTCCAGATAACGGGACTCGCCCAGGCTATAACTTCTATGACAACAAATCTAACGGGAACACCGGTCGCTGGGGACATGATCGAAGTTCAGATAACGGACAACGGTACGGCGCGGGCCATAACATGGGGCGCATCTTTTTCCGCAACTACAGTGGCTCTGCCGGCTACCACCACAGTGTCTACTATGTTGCGCGTACTATTTCAACGTAATAACGCGAACACTGTTTGGGATTGTATTGGGAGCATATAAATGGCGGAATTGGTAAACCTTCCTTTATTCAATGACGCAAACATCGTTTCCTATTGGAAAATGGAAGGCAATAGCAATGACAGCAAGGGATCAAACAACGGTACCGACACAGGCATTACCTACGGTGCGGTAAAAGGCAAGTTCAACCAGGGCGCCGGTTTTAACGGAACTTCTAGTTTCATTTCTGTCGGTACAGCAGTGCCGAATTTCACAAACGGTTTCTCCTTTGTTGCGCACTGCATGCCGTTGGGGGCACATGGGGGGGGTTATGGAGGGCTTTGGCACGATCAAAGAGACGCCACGAGAAGTCGTTTGCTCATAAACGATAACGGGAGTGTTTTAGCTCAATTTAATATTAACGGCGTAGATGGCTCCTTTGCGAGTTCTGCCGGTGTTGTAATTTCTAATTTTTATAACTCTGTTATTTATACCTATAATGGATCGCAGGAAAAGATTTATGTGAACAGCATTCTAGTTGCGTCACAAAATACGACAGGAAATATGGGAACAAGTGCGGGTGCGAGGATTATTGGACGGGGTTCCTCCGCGACCTATTATTTCAACGGTAATGTCGACGATGTAGCTATTTTTAGTAGGGCACTGACTCAGGCCGAGGTAATACTTATACACAATCCTGGTGGCGGTTTCTTTGGGTTTCTATAAATGAATAATAAAGACGAGTTGTTTAAAATAATACTAGACCAACAAGAACGAAATATACAGGCCTTTGAGGGGGTAAAAAACGCTCTCCAAAATATTAATGATTTTAACGTCCTGCACGCAACAAAAGAAGGAGACAATTATATGGCTATAAAGAATTTAATTTCTTCCAATAAGTCCGTTGTATCAATATTGCAGTGGGTGATCGTGGCCGTAGTATCGGCCCTAATCGTACTGGCGGGTGCGGGAAGGGTATTAGAATTCTTGCCCTTTTTGGGTAAATAGTATGCTCCTAACTATTCTGTACTACGCAACCCTTCTTCGTATCCCTATTTTTCTGCTAGTCGGCGTAGAATCCTTAGCAACGTTTTTCTTATACCGCTACGGGTATTTCAAGTTTAAACCGACTAAGATTATTTCCATACTATCTTATTTCTTTCTTTTTCTAGGTTTAGATATGATATACCAATCCTTTATACCGTTCGCACTTATGACAAATGCAGAGGCGCACGTTTACCTTACTACAGCACTACCCGTTTTCTTAATTCCGTTGTTTATCTCTATTCGTGCGTTTCGTCTCGAGTCGGTTCGAGATGATGGCAAGAAACTGGAGGTTAAGAAATGAAACAAATAGTACTTCAGGCAGGACACGGGGGTATCACTTCCGGAGCTACAGGTGCCCCCGGGGAACAAAGGTGGACAACAACTATAGTTCCTATGATAGCTAAGCTCCTCGAAAACGCGGGGGTGGTGGTTTATCAAACGGGTTCAAAGGCCAACGAAGATCCAAAGGTAGTAGAGACCGATTGGGACATCTTTTTAGCAGTTCATTACGATGCTGATATTTACAACGATTCCGGTGGATTTGTGGACTTTGCCGACCCAACAATGGATTTAGCAACAAAAGAATCCCAACGAATGGCTGCAGTACTCGCGGAGACCTATTTCGATAGAACGGGGATAAAAAACATGCCTAAACGCTCTAACGCCAACACGAGAGGTTATTACATGTGGTCGTCTCTAACACCTAAAACTCCCTGCGTCATAATCGAGTGCGGAGTTGGAAATAGAAAGCCTAGGGACTACGAAATCCTCCACAACGAGATGGGTAGGGTGGCGAGTGCTATCTCCGACGGCCTACTTATTGCTCTTGGAGAAAAAAATGCGTGTACGGACCTCGTAGACGCTTTAAACATAGAGCTAGATGGGGTGCGAGACTCGAGGGATAGATGGAAAAAAGTAGCAAAGGACGCGGAAAAATTACTTACAACCTCCACAGAGAACTTAGAAACAGCAAACGCCAGAATAATAACCTTAGAAAAAGCACTTTCCGAAAACGTAACCCCACTTAACGCCAAAAAGGACGGGAAGTTTATCTACGAAACTAGAGCGTTGTTTAATGAAATGTTTAGAAGATGGGGAGGTGGTAATTAATGCTTGAAAAAATCAAAGAATTGTGGGGAAAACTCCCCAAGGAGATAAAAGTATCGACCTATCTAATCGGTGCGGGGCTTTTAAACGAGTTATCGTCTGCACTTTTAGGAACCAAATCTTTAGACCTTATAACATTCGCGAAAGTATCCGTCGCGAACTTGTTACTTGTTTTCGTTGTTCAAATAAAGACTCGTATTAACGCCATAAAGTAATTATTTAAAGGAGAATTTTCTATGATGAATAAGAAGATGACAAGAATGATGACAAGAGAGATGGAAAAGACAAAGAAAAAAAAGACGATGAAACCCTCAAATAAGAGGAAGTAGTTTAGGAAAGGTACGTTGACAACACAGGAGGTGTGAAGTGTATTGGTGGAGAATGGTATTTGTGTGCGGTAATGAAGAGTGCCACGTTGACGGCGTTATAAAGCATTTTACTGCAGAAGACGCCGAAGCCGACGCATGGGATGTAGAAAATTCCATAGGGTTAATAAATTACGCCCGTTCCAAAGGCGTTGATTTAACTAGGTGGGAGTTTTCTGCCGTGTGTGTTATGAGGAGTGCGAACCAATAAGGAGGAGAGGTGGGTAATATTGTGGTTTTCGCAGTTACGCTCGAAGTTATGTTAGGGGAAGAAATTTATTTCTTCTACGGTGTCTCGACCTGTCTGCAGTCTGCACAGGATAGGGCCTTGGCAAATATGCACCAAGACGAATACCTAAACTGTGTGAAATACACACTCGTTGCGACTCACTACACAGTACTATAGCGGAGATGTCATGGAGAAGTTAACGAATGCCCAACTAATTGAAGAGTTAAAAACAAGAGGATATTTCGTATCGAAAGTCCCTCCTGCGGTGTCGGGAAAAACTTTTAAGTTCGACCTGACCAAGCTGAAGGGAAATACCTATCAATTCGCAGTTATTTCCTGCACCCAAATCGGTTCCAAATATCAGCAACTCACACACCTTCACAGCTTCTACAAGCTGTGTAAGAAACGTGGAATTGAACTTGTCCTGCACTGCGGCGACCTCGTGGATGGTTCCAAGGTCTACAAAGGCCAAGAGTATGAATTATTCCTCCACGGAGCAGATGCTCAACGGGAGTATGTCGTTGCAAACTATCCCAAGATTGAAGGCATCAAAACCAAAGTAATTCTTGGGAACCATGACGAAAGCTTCTGGAAAACGGATGGCTACAACATAGTCAAAGCCATCTGCGAAGAACGCGAGGACATGGAATACCTCGGAGATTATCTTGCTTTTATTCACTTGGCGGGATTAAAAATTGCTCTAATGCATTCTGCGGGGGGCGTTGCATACGCAAGGTCCTACAAGTTGCAAAAAATCTGTGAGCAATTTTCCCCAGAAGTGAAGCCGCACGCACTGTTTGTCGGTCACTGGCACACTCAATGTCACATCCCACACTATAGGAATATTGAAGCGTTTTCCATGGGGGCATTCCAAAGCCAAACTCCTTTTCTCACGCGCCTGGGTTTATCACCTGATATGGGTGGGCTCATCTGCGAAGTGAGGACGGACGCTTCGGGGCTTTTGGGAATCAAGACTGAGTGGATACCTTTCTATGTTCCCGTGAAACTGGATTTTTAGTAAAAAGGGGGTAAGTCATGTATTAGCATATTGATTTACCCCCGAAATTTGAAATAATAAGTTTGGACAGTTATACAGAGTCACTAGCACGTCTAACGACTTCTTCGCTAGGCTACTTTCAATTGTATAGCATCCCGGCCTGCGGATTCTTCTGCGGGCTGTATTTTTCCTTTAATAACAAGTAAATCCGCCCGAAAGCGGATTCTTCTTGACACGTTTAACGTCGGCGCGTATATTAGTCTTTGATGAAAAAAACTATATATATTATAGCGAACGACTATCACCTTGTCAACTTGAGTGATAACGTGGTGGACAGAACTAGCTCCCTGACTTCGGTTGGGGGGCTAGTTTTGTAAGTGCGGAGGTTGAAAGTGGTCGGCACTCAAAAAAAGTAACCACACTACACCGAACTGTAACCGAATAGACGAAGACCCAACAAAGTAGAACTAAAGGACACAGCCACTCACGTCAAACAAGTCGTGTCCCTTCGTGCGAGTTAAAGACACACGAACTGATAGGTTGACTGATACGGTACCGGGAAAAAACGGAAACCGCCGTAAATAATTAGGTATCTTAAACGAGGTACTAACCCACCTGTAACCGAATAGGTAGAAAGGACGTATGACCGAGCAACAGTCAGATTTTAGGAAAATACAAAAGATGATCGGAAGATGTACGCCGGAACAATTAGGCTCCCTTATGAAGCAGTATTCCGAACGGTATTTTAAATCGGGCGTTGACAAGACGGACGACAAGGTGTACACTGACGACGTATTAAAAATATTCGACGGAAGTGTATATGAGCCAAATAGACCCACTTTGTTTACATAAACTTTATAAAATCTTAAAAGATTACGAACGTATTTCTTTGAAAAAAAATGGGCGAACAAGAAAGGGGTTCCAACGCGTTGATTGGATCCTTGAGTATGTGGAAAGGGAAATATTAAAAATATAAGCCTTTGGACGGCAATTAGAATAAAGCTTTTTGAAGATTGGATAGCTTTTGGTGCGTGGGTGTTCGGGATGAATATGATTGAAACCCGGGTCGGGAGGAAAAGATGAGGGATTTAGCGAAAATTCAGGAGTGGTACGACCTTTTAGTGGAAGACTGCAAGGCAATAGTTACGGAAGCGGTTTTTACATCTAGGTGGGCGCTGGTTCAGGGTTATTGGGAACTTGGGCAAAGAATCCGGGAAGATGAAAATTTCAAAAAATACGCTAAAGGAAACGAAAGTTCCCTGACAGACCTGTCAAAGAACATCGGGGTAGGGCATCGGGATGTTTACAGGGCGGTACAACTTCACGAAAAATACCCCAATATAAACGATATCCCGGAAGGAAAAAATATCACATGGAACAAACTCGTTACAAAATACCTACCCGCACAAAAAGAAACCCCGCAAGCGTTGCCACTAATAGAAGGTAAATATAACGTTATTTATGCGGATCCTCCGTGGGATATAGGTTCGTTTGTTTTGGAAAAGTGGGAAAGTCCTCTAGAAGATAAGTACCCAACCATGACCGAACAACAGCTTATGGAACTAGACGTAAAAAGCATCTCGGCGGAAGACTGTGTTTTGTTTCTTTGGTCTACGTTAAGTACCCTTCCCGAAGCCTTGCGTTTGTTGGAATTTTGGGGGTTTAAGTACCACATAACAATAACGTGGGACAAGGTGGGGGGTTGGAGTTCCAACGGGTTCCACCGAAGAACCGAACTTTTACTTGTAGGGTATAAAGGTATCTTAAGCAAGGTTATTAAGCAGGAAGGTGATTATATCCCCACAGTCTTTACGGAAGCCAAACGGGAACACTCCAAAAAACCGGATATTATGTATCAATATATTGAAGACAGAACCTTAGGAAGTAAGGTGGAACTTTTTGCTAGAAATACTAGGGAAGGTTGGTCATCGTGGGGGAACGAGGTCTGATGGGAATACAAATAGAAGGGATAGAAGGTGAACAAAAGCTTTTAAAACTCTTAAAAGACGATGGGTGGGAAGTATTTCAACCCGATACTATAGGAAAGAAAGATGGGGAGTGGTGTTTGTTTGAGTGTAAACACCAAGCCCGGTTTTTATCACCACCCTTTGACGGTCACGGACTTCCTAGATGGCAAGTTGCCCGCAGGTTACAGTTTGAAAAGGAAACAGGTATCAAGTGTTACTTATATATTTTTGATAAAGAAACGGACGAAATCTTTTATCAACTGCTTTCTGTGTTAGAAGAAGGGGAATATTTCGACACTCACGGAGAAAAACCCCGGCGTATTTATAAGCTAGATAGTTTTAAAAAGATATGAAATACCGCAAAGAAACAATATTTGAATCAGACATACTTGATAACAAGATGTCAGCATACGAAATAGCCCGGCTTGTAGGGTGTGACCACTCGTACATATCCCTGCTTAGATCGGGTAAAAGGGTTGCAACGGAAGCGTTCTACCAACGGTTATTAGGGGTATTGACAAACAAGTAACTAGGGTGTAGAATACCCTTAGTATGAAATTAGGAAAGCCCAAGATGACTAATACTACCGCCAAACTCGTACATATTTACCGTAGCCAAGGAAAGCACGAACTTGCCGATACGGTACAATCTTTTGCCGATTCCCTTAAAAGATACTCTGATAATATCTCAAAGATGTGGGTTCTATACGAACACCGCTGTAGCTGTGGTAAAGCCCCGGTAGATCCTGTGGAGGTTGCTTTTATGCAAGAAACCGGCTACTGCGCTACCTGTGATCATATAAAGCAAGAAGTCTTGGAACAACAAGCTTATGATACATGGAAAGAATCGGAAGGTGGTGATAATTCATGAACGAACTTAAACAAATAGACGTAGCCGATTTTGTAAAACCCGAAAGAAAGAAAAGGGTTAAGAAAGAAAAGACTACGTTTAAAAGAAAGATGTTTCGATTGTTATCTGTTTTAACGTTAGTTGCTATTGGTGTAGCTTACGGTGCCGAAGGGTACCATGGCTGGAGAGCTGGACATGAGTGGCAATTTCCGACTAGATGGATAGGTTTTGTTAGGGAAACCAAAAAAGAACTGACTGTTGAACAAGTGAACGCTGAAAACAAACCTAAAACGGACATCGAGGTCATAGAGCAGTACCACCTAAGTCCGGCACTAAAGACGATCTATTTTCTTGAAAGTACATCCGGGAAAAACGACTTTTGTAAGGAAAGCGGAAAGTTCAACGGATACGGCTACAGGCAAAATAGTTTCGAGAACAAGTGCTACGATACGTTCGAGCAAGTGACCGAAAAGGTCAACGATTGGCTCGAAGAAAGGTTAAGTATGAACGGAAACGACCTCGTAGAAGCGATATGCCTATATAACAAAGGCGTACAAGGCTTACAAGTGTGCGATTATTCCGTGAACTTTATGGGGGTTCTAACAAAGAACTTCTAACGAAAGGAAACCCTAGCTGGAGGCCATTCCTAAGCTCCAGCTGGGGAATGGCAACATGACTAAAAGACTAAGGGACAAAGAAAAGATGAGAAAAGCAAACAACGAATATAGAAAACGAAACCCAATTAAGGTGAAGTACGCTAGTAAAAAAGCGACCTGCAAGGGGAAAGGAATAGATTTTGAAATAAGTGCCGAAGATTTTGTTGATTGGTATTCAGCCCAACCAAAGACATGCCACTACTGCGGTAGGGAGTTTAAGGATAAGTTTGACACCAAAATAGATAGGAAAGATGCTAGGGGTGGTTATAGGCCGGGAAACCTAGTTTTAGCTTGTTTTATGTGTAACCGCCTTAAAAGCGATATCTTCACCGAGGAAGAGTGGTTTGAGATAGTTCAAAAATATAATTTAGTAAGAAGGTATAAATAATATGAACGAAAAACACACAAAACGCGCCGGGATGTATTGGGTAGAAAAAAAGCCATATATTTCGGTAACTACAATACTGGGCATAATAGACAAGAGCGCCGCCTTGCTGTATTGGGCTTGTGGGGAAACCTACGATGCCGTTATACTAAACCCCGAAATATCGAGGGAGGAAGCCATATCCGCCCGTAAGGACGTGTCACAAAAAGCTATGGGCAGGGGATCTGCAATCCACGACCTTGTAGAAGCTTACGAAAACATAGGCGAGGTTAGAGGCCAAGGAGGTATTTACGGCGGGTACGCTCGCGCTTTTCAATCATGGATTAATAGCCATAACCCCAAGGTAATAGAACACGAAAGGACAGTAATAAGCAAAAAGTACCAATATGCCGGAACACTAGATATGTTGGTAGACGTCGGTGGAAAACAGTACTTAATAGACGTCAAGACCCAAAAGGATGGTAGACTTTTTCAAGAAATACAACTCCAACTAAGTGCCTATAAGAACGCACTGTCCGAGTGTGGCACGGAAGTGGCGGGGATGTTCGGCTTGGCTTTAGCGGAGGACGGCACGTTTACTTATAAGGAATTCGTGTACGAGTTGGAACCGTTTTTATCGGCCAAGAACCTGTACGAGTGGAAGAATAGAAGTAGCTTAATTAAGATGGGATATTATGAAGATTAACTACAAATGTAAGTTCTGCGGAAAAACCTTCCAGGACTATGCGTGCAACCCCAGATCTTACTGCCGTAAAGAACACACAAATAAAAAAGCACGAACACCGCCTTTATTATTTAATTCTGAAGGGAACCCATGATAGAAAAGATAAAAATCGCAACGATAGAAACCAAATCCGGCACAAGTAAGACCGGAAGGGGATATAACATGGTCATAATTATGGCCGAAGACGGAAGGAAGATGTCTTGTTACATAGATAAGGAACTCGACCTTAAATATAAGAAACAAGAAAAGATGGTCGATTGGAAGCCCGGGATGGAAGTTACCGTTAAGGTAGACAAAAACGGCGACTACCTGAACTTCGAATTACCTAGCAAGAACGACCTATTAGAAGATCGTATAATTGAGGTAGAAAAACGCCTTTCGGTGATTGAAATTGCCATAAGACATGCCAAAAAAGCCGACTAAAAAGAAAACAATAACTAAGTCAAAAGTCAAGAAAGAAGCGTGGGGCGCGTTTTCTAAGTACATTCGTTTAAGGGACGGTCTTATAAGTATGGGTTCCAAGGAAACGGGCAAGTGTTTTACTTGTGGGCGGGTAACACCACTATTTACTTTGTATGGGGGTCAGGCAGGCCACTTTATAGATGGGAGAGGAAATGCAGTTTTGTTTGAAGAAGAACTGGTTCACTTACAGTGTAGGCAGTGCAACCTTTTTAAACACGGCAACAAAGAAGCTTACGAAACAAAGATGGTTGAACTTTACGGGTCAAAGAAAGTTGAGGCGCTCAAGCAACTAAGGCACACAACAAAAGAATATACGAAGGAAGACTACGAAAGAATACGGGATTTTTATAAAGAAGAATTTAAGGGTTGTTATGAAAACAACTGACCTAGAACTTAAAAGTAGGGGGTGATTTTTACTCTTGGGCACATTCTATTGCCCCCTACTTCTAGGCCCTAGTGTTTCGTCGCCGAACGGCAGCCCGGCAGGTGCTGGGCTGTGCGGGGTATAAAAAATATGCCGTCATACCTCATAAGAAAAGCAAAAGCGCTTGAAAACTTAAAAGAACACCTGGAAAGGATGGGCGAGGATCCTTCATACTTCCCGGCCATAAGGATGGTCGCCGGTAAAGCGATAGACTTTTATATGTGTGGAGACCGAAGATGCCCAAAGTGCCGAACTTTAGTAAGTAACTACAGTAAGTCGGGACTTTGCAAAAAGTGCTACAACAAGCTTTATATGCGTAAAAGAAGAAAAGACGGGGAATTTGCCCGGATAGAGAGGTTAAAGATGCGTCAGCGTAGAAGATTAGTACGGCGAGGGGCGGGGATAACAATGTCTCCTGGGGGTGTTGACAAGATAGGCAACTAAGTTATACTAGATCTGGAGGACAAAAATGAAAAAACTAACTAAACTCACAGACGCCCAAATAGACAGGATGTGCGAGTTTGCTAAAGAACGTATTGCGATTCAGTTAAATACGATTTCAACCCCCGATACTGAAAAAGAAGCTGAATACAATCTTCGAGAAGCCTACAAAGTAGCCGGTCTTAAAGAAAGTATAAAAATAACTTGGGTAGACTCGCCTAGCGAGGGAATGAAATATCTGCGCGGGGCCAGCGTTGGGGCCAGCGTTGGGGCCAGCGTTAGGGACAGCGTTTGGGACAGCGTTTGGGCCAGCGTTAGGGCCAGCGTTAGGGACAGCGTTTGGGACAGCGTTTGGGCCAGCGTTAGGGCCAGCGTTTGGGCCAGCGTTAGGGACAGCGTTTGGGACAGCGTTTGGGCCAGCGTTAGGGCCAGCGTTGGGGCCAGCGTTTGGGCCAGCGTTGGGGCCTATTACAATGCGGATCTTCTGTCCTTTTATGGGTTTTTCAACGAGGTGTTAGAACCCAATAATTTAAGATGGCTAGATAGAACAAATCAATTAGTATCTGGCTACCACTTATATTCTAAAGAGGCTGTTCTTGTAAGAAAACCAAAACTTCTAACCCTTGATGAAAACGGAAAACTTCACAACGAAGTACAAAAATGTATGGAGTACCGAGATGGTTGGGGGTTTTATGCGTGGCACGGAACAAAAGTACCAGAATATGTGATAACAACACCCAAAGAACAGATAACTAAAGAGGTTTGGTTAAAGGAAGAAAACCAAGAAATCAAAAGGTGTTTGGTTGAAAAGGTCGGCTACGACAAGTTTATGGAATGGTTCAAACCCGCAACGATAGACACTTGGGCGGATTACAAATTACATCGTATTTTTGAGCAAGTTGATGGGGAGGAGTTAAGACTTCTCCAGATGAAAGATACATCAACAGAACGTATATATTTTTTGAGAGTTCCTCCTACAGTTAAGACCTGCAGGGAGGCAGTGGCGTGGTCATTTCAGCTAGATGCTGATAAGTACCTGCCGGAACAGGAGGCTTGAAATGTCTATTCTAAGACAAGGTGATGTTTTACTTGAATCAGTATCAAATTTGCCCAAAGGGTTAAAGAAACGAAAGGACAACATTTTGGTTCGTGGGGAAACTACAGGACACGCCCACCGCTTAAACACCCCCACATTAAGTGTTTATGGCACAGATGACGAAATGTTCGTAAATCTCGACAAGCCTACGGAATTGGTCCACGAGGAGCATAAAACAATACAAGTGGATAAAGGAACGTGGAAAGTTGTCAGACAGAGGGAATACTCCCCGGTGGAAAACAGGAGAGTTGCGGACTAACCCATGATCTGCCCACAATGCCAGACAAATGAGGTAGTACGAGGTAGAAAGTATTGTTCACACGAATGCGCTTACATAGCAATGAGGCAGGGGGGTAGGGGTTGGTTTGCAGATAAGAGGGCTTATGTTCCAACAACCGATACAACAGGAATATATACACGCTAGAAATACTGAACAACACGCGGAACGCGTAGCGAAGAAGATAGATAAAGAGATTGAAAAGATATGGACCGACATCGCTTTGTATGCACTAGCTTGTGGGATAGAAAACTACGAGAGCTTTGCAGAGTATGGATTCCGCCGGATAGGCGGTAAGCCTTGTGAAGATGAGTATTTAAGGTTAAAGGAGCTAAGATGTCAGAAGAAACAGCAATACAAATAATCAAAGAAGCCACAAGCAGTAAGTTATTTGGTTTGAACGAACTAAGGAAAGTTCGGGAAGGAAAAATATGAGAGAGATAAAGTTTCGTGCTTGGGATAAGGGGGGTAAAAAGTGGTTAAGTCCCGATTATTTTGCTGTATTCGGAAACGGTACTTTGACAGATTCAAACACAATAGATTTGGATAACTGCGAACTAAATCAATACACAGGACTTAAAGACAAAAACGGTAAGGAGATTTACGAGGGGGATATTCTAAAAGATACCTATCCTGCTAGTTACAGTACTTATGAAGTGCAGATAGGATTTTTTGACAACCACGAAGGTTATGAGGACCACGAACACGGTTGCGGGGTATATCTAAAACAAATATTTGAACATTACTATGTTGAAAAGTGGAAAGAACAGGCCTACGACAAGTGGTACGGGGATGGAGAGGAAAAAATCAGTAACATCTTTGGGTATCCGAACATAAACAAGCTAGAAATAATCGGCAACATCTACGAAAACCCCGAACTACTAAGGAAAGTGAGGGGAAGATGAAACTATTAACTATTAGACTTAGGGTGTGGGTGGCTAACAAATTGATTAAACTCGCACATTGGATAAGACCTAAAGATGTGAACGCTTGGCTGGAGTCGGTACAAAACGCCATTATGTACGGGAACGGAATAACAACAATAGACCCTAAAGAATTTTATAAGGAGAACCTATGACCAAACAAGAGAAGGAAATAGAGGTAACGATAAGAGCAATAAGGGATAGTTTTGTTGGCTCTGAACACATTTACAAGAACGGAAGTTGTTGGTATTTTGCCAATATCCTACGAACCATTTATGGTGGGGATATTGTGTGTACATCAGAACACTGTTTGCTTAGACTTGGTGGCAAGTATTATGATATTGAGGGCGAGGTAAATCCTAAGAAATACGATTCAGAGGTGTTTGAAGTTATAAACGAGCTAAACGGCACTAAAACCGAAAAGATAGACTTATTTAACATGATAAGGAGTTTTAATAAAATATGACCAAACAAGAATATAGACAGAAGGTAGAGGAGATACTGCAAAAAGTTCACGATGACGCAGTAAGACCGACTCACTTGAAAGAACTAGGTTATTCAGACAGGGCGGTTGACGAACTCGTATCTTTATATGAGGAAACACCGGGATTCCCGGCAACGGGTAAAAATAAGGCGATTCCCGGTAACGGGGGTGTTAGTAAACCCGACCAAAGATTTAGTGATTTCAAAGAGTTCTTGGCAGACAACTGCTACGACCTCAAGAAGTTC